CAAAATAACGCACTATTTACGGTGTTCATACCACTTTGTTCTATCTCGCTTATGATATGCTATCAAGAGTGTTTTTATGGCTTTGTAGGGGTATTTTAAGAAGAAAAATTTCTTATAATTGTTCTTCAATGTTGATTTCAACACGATACACATTATAAGCCGTTTCTGATACTGGTAATTTGTTATTTACAAAGCGAACTTCAAATCCATTTGTGCTAAAACCGTCTTCACTATAAAAAAATGAAGTTTTTTGACCTTTTACTAAATCAAACAAAGCAACCAATTTATTTTTATTTGTTTCGCTTATATTTTCATATACCAATCTTCTTTGCCTTCTTGATGATTCGTGATTAGCAAAAGTATATGTTTCGCCACCTAAGGATTTTTTAACTCTGATTCCATCGTATTTTTTAGAAAGTTCTGTTCCTATGTTTGGATTTTGATCTGGGGAGTAAGTAGCATTATTTGCTCCTGCTGCTGATGTTCCAAATTTTACTGATGTAATAGCCATAATTAAATTTACCTCTTTTTATATTTCTCTCAAAGACACTTTTAGACTACCTGGACTTCTTGTAAGTGATGTTACTATAAATTTCTTTCCATTGAACGATTGTCCAAATGGCTCTACAATCATATTATTATGATCGAAAGCACAAACATCTCCAACCTCCATTAAATAAAAGTAAGAACTACCACCACTACTACCTGGATTTATTATTTCTGTATCTACCACTAATTTTGGATTACCTTCAATAGCATTATAATAATTAGCAAACCCATTATTTCTTGCACCACCCATATTTTCTTGACCAACTGAATTTCTTAATATTTCCAACTCATCAGTTTTTACATTTTCTTTAGTATTGATATTGTATTTAGTTCTTACCGTTGGACTTGCAGATGTATCTGTACAAGTTATTTCTCTAATCGGTTTATCGTTAATTGGATTAATTTCATACTTTACAATTCTTTTTGTCACCAATGATTCAAAAGGCGTAACAGATATATTTAAATTTTTTATATCATCTTTACCAATAGTATGTATTGTTGTTGGGGAATCTGGTATATGTATATATTGTGGCGTTTGATTAGAAGGACGAAATCTAAATATAAATCCACCCTCATATTGACATTGCTCTAATAATTTTTTGATTTCAATAGGTTTGTTCGTATAGTATCTACAAAACCAAAAGAATCCAGTTTGTTGCCTATCAGAATCTAATGCACTATATCCATCAGGGGTATCCGTAACTCCTGCAAATCTGTATAATATATCTCTGTGCATATCGTGAATTAAACTAACAACTGTACCTGCATTCCAAGATTCGTCAAATCCATCTGCACCAGTATATAATTTTTTAACAGATGTAACTGCACTAGAATTAGCAAGTTGTAATTCATCTGTATCGTTGTCATCTACAATCTTTGTTTCTATTTGAAAAAAAGTATCAAAAAGATTTACGACTGCTAAATTATTATCTCCACCATCATCACTAGCATTGTTTGTAAATCGTATTCTTAATTTTAATTCTTCTGGTGTTTTATTTGTAGCATTAGAGAAGTCACTATTACTTAATAAATTCAGTTCTTGTGATTCTGCTGATTGATTTCCTGTTTTGGTTATTTCTTTAAAAGAGCTATATGATCCATCGTGTTTTATTGCTACACCTATTTTTATTGTTAAATTACCATTGGTAGCTCCATAACCAGTAATAGAATAATTGTAAAAAAAGTTTAAAGCTTGTAGTGCGTGTTCTTCTTTTGGAATATCGGAAATAACATACTCTTTATCTACTGTAACATCTGTATTTAATGCAGCAGTAAAGTCTGCATCAGTAATAGTGCTACTATCATAAGCATTGCCAGGACTAGCTACCGTAACTCCACTTCCACTACTTGGATTTGTTACTGTTTGTGGTCGCACTTTATATGCTCTGTGCAAATCTAAATCTGTACGCATTACATTTCTGTTTGTGTCATTAGTTGCACCCTCATAATCATCATAAGTTGCATTACTAAAAGTATCATCAAGTGGACACATTACTGGAAATTCATTAGCGTCAAAAGTATCTTTTACTGGGTAGTGTAATCTGGCGTCAGTCGATTCTGCCTGATGAAATAAACAGTTAAATACATCATTGTTTAAAGTATCAACCTCAACTGGAAACACTCTTGAAGCATCTATAAAATCAGGTGAAGAAACCGTTGATGTTTCAGGTATTGATTCTCCATAAAAGATAGGAAAATAATTACCAGATTTTGATTGATATTCTGGTATGGAAATATCTTGCATTGGATTATGAACTGCAATTATAATACTTACTGTATCTTGATTTCCCAACTTAACTTCTTTCAATCTACCTGTAAAAATTACTTCTGTATATCCACCAACTCTTGAACTTACTACTACTTCTCTATTTATATAGTTTCTTGAGCCACCATATATTTCCTCTGCTAATGTATTACTATGATTTGCTAATGTTCCATTGACGCAAGTAATAGATATATTACCTACAGAAGCAGTAGAATTTGACAAATTAATAGATTCTCTTATAGAGGGAATACTTGTAATAAATGAATGATATGCTGAAGCTCCACTTCCTACTTCTGCAGTAGCCAATCTTATAAATTGTGTATTATCAGAAACACCAGGATCGTAAGTATTGTTGCGTAATTCAAAAATCCATTCTTCTTTAATAGTGCTAGTTAAAGCATTGTTATAGTTGGTTGAACCTGATAAAGCCATTACGCAAGATTTCGTTTGATTGTGTTTTCAATCTCTGGTAATAAGTTATCTCTTACAAATTCTTGTGTTCCAATAACATTACCCATAATGTTCACATTGATAGAGCCACTACCACCTGCATCACCAAAATCTGGACTTGACAATGGAGTAATATCTACTCGTTCTCTACCACCAGGATTATCTCCAACTCTGATAAATTGTTCTCCACTAGTAACAAAAGAACCACCACGAGCAAATGCTGGTGGTTGCTGTCCTGCTATAGTAGCTATTTGTGCTGCAGATATAGCACCCATTGCTATTGCTATTTTTTTCGCTCTCAAAGGAGCAGATGGATCAAGAATACTTGCACCTAAAGCAGCAGTCATTAAGGCACTTATATTTTTAGCTGTTTCCATAGTGACTTGTGCTATTTGTGATAATTGTTGGAATCTAAATAATCGTTTTTGTTCTCCTGCAAACTTGGCTCGTATATCATCTTCCATTGTTTGCCTTTCTTCCATAGAAGCTTTTCTAAATTTATCTGTTTTCTTTAACGCTTTTAACTCATTATCAATTCTTCTGTCAAGATTTTCTTTTTGTAATGAAATTACTTGGTCGAAAGCACTTCTAAATCCATTTACTAACTGATCTTGAAACAAATCTTCAAATTGTAATAAAGATTCAAAAGCTCTATCTAATTTATCTCTATTTATTTCTTCTAATTGCTCTGCAAGTTTATCAGTAAATATTTGTGCTTGATTGCCAAAATCAGTTGGCATTCTCAACTTAAGTTGAGGTAGTTCTAACTCTGGTTCATCACCTAAAAATAAATCTGCAAATTCTGAACCAGTTACACCTGCTAATACTGCTCCAGACAAATCTGTTCTTGCTTGAATTAATTGTTGTATTAACCCTAATTCTTTCTCTAATCTTTTTACAGTTGCTGTTGCTCTTACTTCTGCTTTTTTTGCTTTTTCTCTTTCGAATAAATCTTCGCCTTCTCTTGCTGCTTGATTACGAAATATTGCATCTAATAAAGTTTGATATGCTTCAGAAAGCTCATTATTAACTGTAATTACATCTCTGCCTGGTTTAATTTGTTTTTTTAAATTTTCTATTCTTACTTGAATTGCTGCTTGTTCTTTTGCTGCGTCAGGTGTTGGTGCTTCTATTCCCAACTTTTCTCTTAATTCTGCTATTTTTTCTATATCAGATTTATTGATTTCTTTCAGAGCTTCTGCCATATTGCTAAACAAAGTAGTAAGAGTTGATACCCCTTTTCTAAAATTACTACCTGCAGCAACATCTCCCAATGCAGCCATTAGTCTTGTAAATGAGTCAGCTAAATTTGAAAACAAACCAGATAATGTTTTTGATAGTTTGTCAGTTGCACCTGCTACACCAACAGAAGGATCAGTAATAGTTTTTTCTAATGCTGTTCTAAATTCAGGTAATGTAATCTTTGTTAAATCTGTAATCCCTTGACTATCTCTTACTAATTGTAAAATACCTCTTTCACGAAGTATATCTGCTGCTCCTGCACCACCAGCAAATGCTCTACCAAGTGCTGCTGCTGCTTCTGTTGCAGTAGTTCCCATAAACGCAGCTAAGTCAGATACTGGTTTTATTAATGACTCTGCGTCTGCACCAAATGCTTTTAATGTAGCACCAGCTTCAACAACATCTTGTAGAGTAAATGGAGTAGTTGCTGCAATATTGTTAAATGTGTTAAAGGCTTGTGTTCCTCTTTCTACAGAGCCAAACATAGCATTTAGTCGTGTTTTTACTTTTTCAAATTCTGCAGACTTTCTTATAAATTTACCAACAGAGCCAGTCACCAAAGTAAAAGCAAAAGACATAAGCAATAGCTTACTACGAATAGTAGCAAAAGTATTAGAAAGCAATCTTCCCTCATTGCTAATCTGAAAAAACCCTTTTTTGGTTTTTTTAGTTTCTTTATTTAATTTTTTATTTGCTTTTTCTAATTTTTCTGAAGCAATAGCTGCAGTTTTAAATGCTCTTGCTAACTCTTTATCTCCAGTTGCCTGGAACTTAATTTGTACTTTTAGGTTTGTATCTGCCATTAGTTACTCTTTTTATATTGTTGCGATTGAA